AATCGCTTTGCCCAGTTGGTTGGCATTTGCTTGGTTGCCTTGAACCTGGGTGCCAGATGCATCAACGTTCACAACTACGTTACCTACACCGCCGCCTGATGCCTCAACCCCAAGCTTGCCATTTGCTCCACGACGCAGCGGCATGATCGCTTCAGGTCCGGCCTCGCCCATCAAGCCAAAACGACCAGATCCACCGCTGGCGTATTGAAACAGTGTGGGCTTTTTGACAATGCCGCCTTTGGCATATGGAACAATCCTGTTCCTGGCCATAACCGCTCCATTGGCAGCAAGCATTACGCCAGGCTGTGTTAATGGGTCTGGGGCTGGGGCTGAGACTCCAACAACGCCACCATTTCTAAACCCTAAAAAGTTTTCTAGTCCTGGAATAAGAGATAAAGACTTGAACAATGCAAACTTGGCAAAAATACGCGCCAAATCTTGCAGCACTGAAGCAGCAAACTCCCTGAAATTTGCTTTGCCGGTGACGACGAAATCCGCAAAGGCATCACCAAACTCTCTAACAGCCTTAACGCCACGCTCACCGAGTGCTTTGTTGATATTCATGGCTTCCTCGAAAATTTGCCTAAGCCCCTTAACGAACCCGTTGCCTTTGTCCTGGCCTTCTTTGACGCCGTTAATAATGTCATCAATAATTTTGTTGATCTCCTCAAGCGTCAGTTTTCCATTGTCGAGAAGTGGCTGGAGCTGCGCTTCTAGCTGCACCCGCTGGCGAGCAAGTTCTCTTCTGTTAAATTCTTCTAGCGAGATTTCTTTGGTGGCGAGCAAAGCCTTGTCTCGCCGAGCCAAAATATTTTCATGCAATGATTTCATCTGCTCGTTAATTCTTGCAGTTGCTTGGTCAGCTTGGAATTCAGCTTGAGCTACCCGCAGCGCTTTCTCATTAGTCTTCAGGTCTTCGAGATTGATGACCGCCTTCTCGGCTGCCAGCTTTTTCTGAACATCCTCTAATGTTTTTACTTCAAATAGCAGTGCTTTTTGAGCCTTGAGCTGGTCGAGAGTTAGATCTTTTTTGCCCTTAAGGTCGCCGCCGGTAAGCCCCTCTAAGTCAGGAAAATTATTGCCGCCAATAGCTGCTAAAAGCCTCTTCATAAGGTCATCGCCTTCTCCGCCTTCTTTTGACGAGGAGACAGCAGACATAGCAGCCTCAATGCCATACGCCTGATTAGCAGTGATAGCCAGAGCCTCATCCAACGCTTTGCTGCTGCCAATTGACATAATTGGCAGGTCTGGATCATTAAGGCTCTCCACTAGTGTTTGCACCCGACCTGCATCGCCTTTCAATTGCTGCTTGCGACTTGTTTTGCTTGCTTCTCTCAGTCCAGAAGCAAGAGCAGCAGGGTTCTTGTCAGCAATAGCTTGAATTTCATTTAAAGCTTCAAGGCGTTTTTTATATTTATCAAGCCGTTTGCCAGCGTCGTCTAATGACGTTACTCCGCTGGTTATATCATCGATGAAGTCTTTATGACGCTGACTTGCCCTAAACATTGATACGCCTAGAGCAGTTATACCAAGCGCGAGCAATGTAATTGGATTTTTAGCCATTGTTATCGCCAAAGCCTTGAGTTTTGCTATAAGCAAGCCCACTGAAGTTACCAGCTTAAATCTGATAAACCTTCCAAGCAACGCGACAGAGAATGCAAAGCCTTTAGCGCCCATTGCAGTGCCAACCTTCGTGATCATTGTCAACAATGCACCCAAAACAGCTCCACCTGCTAGCACCATGACGGCGTCAATAAGATTGCGAATGTTTTTAACGACAAGGACTATCCCGTCAATAATTACAGTGACCACAGACGCTACGCCTTTTGCGACATTAACAATGACTGGCGTTAAGGCAATTAACGAATCAGTAACGCCCTCCTGCAATCTTTCTCCAACGTTGATTAATTGCTCGCCAAGTTCTCTTCTTACTTCATCGAATGCTCGTTTCTGACGTTGTCCAGATTCTTCTGCACTACCCGCCATGTCTAGCGCACCCTGGCTGTATTTATTAACAGCAAAAACCAAGAAGTTGACAAGCTTGTCTAGCCCAACCTTGCCATCCTTGAGTTGCTTCTGCAGCACAGCTCCACTGATGTTATTAGCCTCCGCAAAAGCTGTCACGGCTGCGGGAAAACGTTCGCCGAGTTGCCCAGAAAGCTCTTCTGCACTAATACGACCCTTACTGAACATTTGCACCAAGGCTGTCAATCCACCCCGTACATCGTCTGCAGAACCCTTCGTAGCTTTAATAGCTTTTGTAGTACCAAGGAAGGCCAGTGCTGCAGTCTCGACATTCCCTCCGGCTCCTAACACCGCAGCACTGAGGCGAGTCATTCCAACAGTTGCGTCCTCGCGCTCAACGTTGAGCCTGCTAACTGCATATTCAATTGCTTCTTGAGCGATTGCATTTCTACGAGCACTTTCAACAGCATCTTGTTCCACTTCAAGTATTCTCTTCATGGCCTTTTCTGCTAAAGAGATAGAGGCCGCATAATCAGTAAAACTGCTAATTTGCTGAGCAGCAATTCCTGCTGTGGTGCCAATGCCGCCACCAAGGACAGCTCCTCCAGGGCCAAACAATGAGCCAGCTAATGCACCACCAGCTCCAGCAACACCGCCAAAGATTCCTGCCGAAGCAACCGCTCCAACGCTTTGTGCAGCACCTTTTAGGCTGAATTTTTTCTTCCCCAGTTTGCTTAGCTTGCGGTCAATCTTGTCAATCTCTATGCCTAATTTACGGAAATCTTGGCTGGTGGGATCAAGACCAGCACGCAGCTGAGCAAAAGCAGCTTTTTGTGCATTAAGACTGTTGACGCTTCCATTTGAAGCAGCAGCTTGTCGTTTGATTTCAGCGGTTACCTGCGATAAAGAGCGACCCATCATCTCGGTCGCTGCTTTGGCCTCGGCAGATCCAATAGAAGCAATCGTTCTAAAAAGACCAGTGGCTTCTCTTGGCTGGTCAAGCATCAGAGGAGGCAAAGCATTTCTTTCCCTTCGCCTACGATTTCTGGCGATAGATTTAGCTACAGGATCAGTCTCGCCACCGAAACGGCTAGTGGTCCCTAGACGCGACCTAATTTCTGCCTTGCGTCCCGTTGGATCAAAAGGATCTGCGGCTAACTGTCTCTGGATGTCGTTAATTCTATTTAGAGTCTGAATGTATTCTTCCCCGCCTATTACCAGCGCTCCTAAATCAGTCTTTAGTTCTCTCAGCTCCATCTGTAAATTATTTGTCGTCCTAGGCAGCTCATTCAGCTCCGCGCCATACGATTTAACGATTTCAGCAGCATTTCTTAAGGTTTTATTGCTGTCGACTTGCACTTTTGTTGTGCGAGCTACCGCTGCGGCAAGTCTGTTTTCAATTCTGAGCCTCGCCTCGGCTAAAATATTTAGTTGAGCCTGCTGCTGAATGTATGCAGGGTTAACCTTTCCCTGGTCGTCAAAGGGCTGCTCAAGCTCCTTGCCTCTTAAAAAGTCTTCTCGCTCAAGAAAACGACCTGGAGTCGCTTTTACAAATTGCCCTCTGCGACGGATAGCAGCTCTACTCGTCTCAGCGGTTTTTTCGGCCTTTTTGAGCTTTGCCTCGTAAAGGCTAATATCTCGACCGAGCTCACGAAAAGCTTTGCTATTGAAAGCGGCCTGCTCCTGAAGTCCTTTAAGAGCGCTTACCTGTCCTTTGATAACAGATACACTTTCCCTGCCTTTGTTGGAGTATTTTTTTACCGCTTCAGCAACTTTAAGCAGATCTTGCGTTGAGACTTTTGCGACCGACCCGATTCCACGTAGGGCAGACTTCAGCTCGCTTAGAGCCTTCATGCCCTTAAGGCCAAGCTTGATCTCTAAATCTGATACGAGATTCTTAGCCATCTGCCTTCTTGCTGAATTCGCGGAGTGCTGCGGATTCCATAACTTGGAGGCCCTCTAGCACTTCGCGACGGTTCTCCACATCATAAAGGTCAAAAAGCCCCCCGGAAACTAGCAGCACGTCATATCGCAACCCAACAAAACCGCTGAAGCTGACAGTCCATTGAGTCTGCATGCGCAAGAACATAATCACAATTTCCCAGTTCTCGTCCCAAACCTCGAAGTCTTCTGACTCTTTTTTCTTTGGTGCTGGCAGTTCTATGCCAAAGGCAACAGCGTCATCCTGAGTTTTGTCATCAATGATTTTGCCGCCACAAGCCCAATAGACTGCAGCCTCTCTTAGTTTCCCGCTTGCGCCTCACCGTAAGTCTTGGTGTAAGCAGCAAGCACAGCTTTCAACCAATCCACGTCATCTGCAAAATCATCAAGCTCAGCCTCGGAAAACTCAATCTCATCACCATCCTCATCTTTAATTCCCTCCCAGCCAACAAGCACTTTTTTTAGCAGACTTGCGCTTTCTGCATCAGTAACGCCCTCCAGCTCAGACATCTTCACTCGCTTGAAAATCGCCGTAAACTCAGACTTTTCAAATTTTCCAGGCTTAGTAGCGCTGGGCTCCTCGACTTCAACAGGCCACTTGAAGGTTTTTACCTTCTTACGAACAAAAGCCATCAGATAAATCAAATAAGCTGGCT